GTCCGCCTTGTGTAGGTCCGCATCACGAAGGTAGGCCTCCGTGAGGTTCGCACCGGACAGGTCCGCACCTCGCAGGTCCGCGCCCTCTAGATCCGCGCCCAACAGGTCCGCGTTGGACAGGTCGGCCCTCCGCAGGTCGTGACCGGACAGGTCCGCTTCAAACAGATCCGCGCCGGGTAGGCTCAATCGCTTTGGCATAGTATCTCCTGGGTTCAAGGACAATGTAGTCACCTCACGTCCAGCGTCCAGGGCTTTTCTTAGATCATTTCCCGCTTCGCCCCGGCCAGGCAGATCGGATCTATGGGGTCCGAAAGGAAAGCGCCCCCGTAGGGGCGCGGGGGCTACTCTGCCAGACGACGCTTGAGGTCGTCCTCCTCCTCCTGGCGGACCCTGGTCTTAACCCAGGGGGCCTTGCGGTCCTGTCGGCTCCACTTGCTTTTAGCGGCTGTCTTGCGGGTCTTATTCGACATCGTTCAATCCCTCCTGAATAGCTTCTTTAGCGTGTCGTCGTTCAGCCGTCTCGTGCACCTTACGCACCCGGCGAGCCCCTTCCTTGTCGTTGTCGTGTGCCTTCGCCTCGTACCGTTTTCCGTTCGCGTTACCGCCGCGCCCGTGACATCCCTTAGCAGCCATCTCAACACCTCCTTTCTACACAGAGAACATAGCCACCTCACGTCTGGCGTCCAGGAACTTTCTTAGATCATTTCCCGCTTCGCCCCGGCCAGGCAGATCGGATCTGTGGGGTCCGAAAGGAAAGCGCCCCCGTAGGGGCGCGGGGCGCTAGGGGCGTACCCCTCCCCTCAGATCCGCACCGGTCAGGATAGCGCCATCAAGGGACGCGCCCCCGAGGTCCGCGCTCCGTAGAGACGTATCGGTCAGGTCTGCGTTGGTCAGGTTCGCGTTGGTCAGGTTCGCCCCTTCGAGACACGCGTTGGTCAGGTCCGCGAAACGCAGGTCTGCGTTGGTCAGGTTCGCGTTGGTCAGGTTCGCCCCGGTCAGGTTCACACTGCACAGGTCCGCGCCTGACAGGTCCGCACCTTCAAGGTCCGCGTCCTCCAACCGGGCGTTGGTCAGGACCGCGAGTTCCAGGGCCGCCCCTACCAGGACCGCGCCCAACAGGTTCGCCTCATAGAGGACCGCGCCCAACAGGTTCGCGTAGGACAGGTCCGCCTGCGACAGGTCCGTGTGAGCAAGGCCCGCATAAGACAGGTCCGCGCTCCGGAGGTTCGCGCTCCGGAGGTTCGCGCGGGGGATTTCTGCGCTGTGCAGGTTCGCCCCTCGCAGGTCCGCGTCAACCAGGTCCGTCCCCCGTAGGTTCGCCTTGGACAGGTCCGCGTTGGACAGGTTCACACCGTTCAAGGTCGCCCCTGAAAGGTCCGCGCCGGTCAGGGTCGCGTTGGACAAGTCCGCGCCGGTCAGAATCACATGAGTCATGGTATCTCCTAGGTTCAGAGACAATGTAAGGCCCACGCGCCTAGCGTCCAGGAACTTTCTTAGATCATTTTCCGCGCGCTCCCGGCTAGGCAGATCGGATCTGTGGGGTCCGAAAGGAAAGCGCCCCCGTAGGGGCGCGGGGGCTACCAGGCGCTAACCGCCCTAGTAAGCGCCTCCTGTTCGTGGGTGTCCAAGCGATCCCACCAATGCGGGGCCTTGTCGGGGGGGGTAGGCGTTCCGGCGGCGTAGTCCGCTGCGATGAACCCCCACAGCTTCCCGTAAAGGCGGCGGCGGGCCTCCTCCCCCAGGTCCAAATCCAAGGCGTGCGCGGCCTTGTTGGTGGTCCATTTTCCCCACGTATCAGGACATTCCATGCTACCTCCAACAGGGCTCCGTTGCCCCTCTGGTACAAAGAACATATCCACCTCACGCCCCGCGTCCAGGAACTTTCTTAGATCATTTTCCGCTTCGCCCCGGCACAATAGATCGGATCTATGGGGTCCGAAAGAAAGCGCCCCCGTAGGGGCGCGGGGACTACAGCGCGTAGACCGCCGAGTACCAATGTGTCGCACACTCGCTCCACACACCCACCGACGTGAGTCGCTGGCGCATGGCCTCGTATGGCTCGTAATCCGACGCGGCCCCGGTGCGGTAGCACGCGCCGAGATCGAAGAACGGTCCCACCTCGCCGCCGTCATAGACGACAACCAACAGGGCGTCTCGCCCGTATCTCTCGCCCCTGTCCCGCCACTCTTGCGGCGTGTAGAACGTCCGACATCCTCCCGTGTTGGTCATGCCGCGCTCTTTGAGCAGCTTGACGATGGTGTGCGCGGCCTTCCGCCCCTCGCGAGTCAACCCTTTCGGGATTTCGATTCCTTCTACGTTGTTACTCATGTTGTCTCCTTGGTTCAAGGACAATGTATCCACCTCACATCCAGCGTCCAGGAACTTTCTTAGATCATTTTCCGCGCCCCCGGCTAGGCAGATCCGATCTGATAGGGCACCTGTAGATCGGATCTGCTGGGTCCGAAAGGAAGCGCCCCCGTAGGGGCGCGGGGACTACAGCGCGTAGACCGCCTTGCTGATCGCCGCCTGCTCGTGAGGGTCGAGCCGCCCCCACCAATGCGGTGCCTTGTCGGTGTCCTCAGGGTCCAGGCGACCGTCCGGGGTTTCAACCGTTCCGTCGGAACCGTCACCCCCGAGAGGGGTAGCCGTTCCGGCGGCCTCAGCCTCGGAAACGAAGCTCCACAGCTTCCCGTAAAGGCGGCGACGTTGCGCCTTCCCAAGGTCCAGGTCCAAACACTCGGCCACCTCGTCGGCGGTCCAGGATTTCAATGCAGCGGGACAAGTCATTCTACCTCCAACAGGGCTCCGTTGCCCCTCTGGTACAAGGAACATAGCCACCTCACGTCCAGCGTCCAGGAACTTTCTTAGATCATTTTTCCGCGCTCCCGGCTAGGCAGATCCGATCTGCCGTCCCCCTATCAGATCGGATCTGCTGGGTCCGAAAGGGGCCGCGCCCCTACGGGCTACCCGTCAAACACTACGGGGGAATTCGACTTGAACCCGTAGCGTCGACGGGTAGCCGTCCATATTGCGGCTTGACAATCCGCCGGAGTTACACCGGCCATGGCCGCCACTGCGCGGATACCCCGTGTAACGCGACGGTAAATAGCGGGCTTGGCGCGCTCGTCTTGTTTGAACGCGCGCAACATCCACACGTCGACAACGACGGCGGCGGGGTCACCTAACAGGGCGCGTTGAAAGGCCCCTGTTTTTGGGCCCCGTATCTCACCCGTATCTTCGAAGTGAGCAAGGGCCGCGCGGACACTGCGCATCAAACCCTCTACGCTGCGCCCCTCAACGTACCGGCGCGTGGCGGCGACGTTGCGCGAGACGTGCAAGCGCGGCGACGTTACAGCCATAACGCCTGCGGTGTATTCCACCGTCACGCCTTGCAAGGCGCTATACCGCGCGATTTGCTCACGAGCGTCAGCGTACCATGCGATACCGTCAACACCCTCGCGGCATAGGGCAAGGGGACCGGGTAGGCGCGGCGTTTTGCCGCGCCATGCTTTTGAATAGTCAGCCATGTTTCCTCCTGGGTTCAAGGGTAGTCTACCACGCTATTCAACGCTGGACAGGAACTTTCTTAGATCATTTTTCCGCGCTCCCGGCTAGGCAGATCCGATCTGCCGTACCCCTATCAGATCGGATCTGCTGGGTCCGTCTTCGCCAAAAATGATCTAAGAAATATCCTTGTCGGTGGTGTCTGGCGTGGTTAGATTTCAAGTGAACGAAATGAGAGGTGGGCATGCGATGGTAAAGGCATTTGGGCTCCTAGCGCGGATCTTTTTGGTCACGATCTGGGAGTTGCTTTTCCTCGCCCTATTCTTAGGGTGACGAGAGGCGGGCCGAGAGGCCCCCAAACCCTCCCCCCGTCAGATCGGATCTGCCGGATCGGATCTACTAGATCGGATCTAAACAAACTGACCGGTCGGTTTTTTTCGCAGATCGGATCTACCAGATCGGATCTACCAGATCGGATCTACCAGATCGGATCTACAGATCGGATCTGACCGGGAAAGGCCTTCTAAGGGGTTTCTGAAAAATTTCAAAAATTTCGAAAATTTCTGCGCAAGACGCGACGGCGAACGGGCCAGGGTTGCGTGAATACTATGCAGGCTTTTCTGCGCGTTGTGGTACAGTAAGCCACAAACAACTCGTCGCAAACGGGCGCAACTAATCTACGAGGGGTAATCTACTCAGGGTAGATTGTAGATCAGATCTAACGGGCGGGCGGGCGGGCGTTCCTGGGCCTGACGGGGTGTAAGGGGCAGATCTCCCAGGGCCACAGGGCGACGTAGGGGGGTGCACCCCTCCCCCTGTACGGTTTTCTAAAAGAGAGGGGGGTGGGTTGGGCGGTCTGCGAGGCATAATGAATGATATTCCATACATAAACGGCTGTTCGTGTATGGAATATTACCCACAAGGGTAACGGCCCTGGTAGGTTAGGTGGGTATTAGTTGTGACTCGCATCTATTCTGAGTAGATCACATATCGTATTTGTATATTAAGAATGTTAGCGAAAAAAATCTTTCTAGGGGCGAAAAATTTTTTGCGCTGAGGCACCTGATGTTTCGCTTTTGATGCAACCCTCCATTACCCAGGATGAACCGTCACAATGGAGTGTTAAGATATAGCGAACTTTCCCCTGGGATTATACGGTTCCCTGGAACAATGGCCGCAGATGTCGTTTGATCTGACGCATTGTATCTTGACACAAGTGAGATCGTACACAAAAGGGACCGAACCGTACACTACCATTTGCCTTCAGGCAAACGGAAACCTGCTCTCCCCAGGTCGGCAATCCACTGAAGACCTTTGGATGCGGAGCCACCAGCACGTTGCTCGATCACATCGAAATACAGGCAGCCCTGGGCGATGGAGTCTACCCGGTCCTTGTACCTGCCACTAGGGAAGTTGGCATGCTCTTTGATCAACCCCCGAACCCAGGGGCGGCTCCCTGGTGGGGGGATCTCTAGCGTGCCATCCTCCAGACGCCGTTGAGTGTAGCCAGCGCGGGTGGTCTTCCCACCGAACAGCTGGGGGCTGACCGAGTGGCAGCGGGCGCTCTTGGACTTCAACTGGAGCAGGGCCGTGCCGTTCTGTGCATCCTCAATCACATGGACGTGAGGACGCCACTCCTCCTCTACCCGATCAAACGTCTTCACCAGACCAGGAAGCTCCCACTTCCCACGGTACTCATCCAAGACGTAGACCTTCGGGGAGAGAAAGAACTTGGCCATGACATGGCACACAGAGAAGGAGTTTCGTTTGCCCTCCTTGTTGGCGCAGTCGTAGCTCGCAATGAGACGACCACGCTTCCGTGCATGTGCTGCGATCTCCGGTGCCGGGTTGGAGATGAAGCGCCAGCTGTCCTCTGTGAAGAAGCCTCCTCCGGAGGGGGAGGGCAGCTGATCGTGCTGGGCCGCGTAGGCCTCCTTCGACCAACCACCAGGTCTACGCATCCGTTTGATCTCAGCATCACCCAGGCGTTCAGGGAAAAGCAACTCCCCCTCCTCCTCTCGCCAGTCAAACTCACAGACGTTGGGATGGGCAGGGTTGTACTCCGTGGGCAGAACCACACCAGGTGTCCCTGTAGACAGGAGCCAGCCTGCCAGATCTGCCTCGTGCAGGCGCTGCATGATGACAACGCGGATTGATCTCTTGGGATCATTCAAGCGGGAGTGCCACACGCCACCCCAACGCTCGATGACCTTGGCCATGTTGGCCATGATCACTTCGTGCCCACCTTCCGTGGCAGCCTTGGCGTCAATGGGATCGTCCACGATGAACAGGTCTGCACCGTCTCCGGTGATCTGAGCACCAGCGGCCAAGCCGATCCGGTAGCCGCCTGCCGTGTTCTCAAAACGCATCTTCTGGTTTTGATCTGAGGCAATGGTCCAGGAGTCCCCGGAGTGGAAGGGACCAAGGAACTCTCTGGCGAAGGATGCAAGCTCCTGGTAGCGGGGGTGCTGGACCAACCGTCGCATCGCCTTCGTATCGCGGACGGCAATCTTCTCTGCGGCGGACACACCCAGGGTCTGAACCCAGGGAGCGTAGAGCCAGAGCCAAGCAGGGAAGGCCTCCGCCACAGTGATCGACTTAAGGTGACGAGGCGGGATGCAGATGACCAACTCGTTGCCTTCGATGTTCCCATAGGACAGCTGCTCCAGGGACCAGCAGACGATGTCCAGGTGCCACCCCCAGATGAGGGCGCGGCCAGGCTGGAGCACGGGCCACATGTACCGGATGAAGCCCGCCAGCGAAGTGACAGCGGCCACCTTGCGTGCGTATTCCCTCTGCTCCCACGCAGGCTCACCTGGCATGGGAGGCTCGTGTACCACTTCACCTCTGCTGGTGAAGATCAGCGGTCTAGGTTCGTTGGGTGAAATAGGATCTACTATCAGGCCCATTACTCATCCTCGATCTTAGGGGCTCGACGGGAGAGTGCCATCTTCCTGGGGGCTACGCTCTCCGCCAAGTCCACCGTCTCTGCGATGGCAAGCGTCTCCGAAGGCACGTACCCCGCGTCTATCAACCTCCCCGGAGCTTCGGGGTTGTTCTGGATTACCTGCACGATCTGACCTATCGTTACTGACGCGCTCCCGGCATGGGCGCGCTCCGTGTGCTCCTTGTAGATGTCCGACCTCCTCTTGAGGAAGAACTCCTGGGCCTTCACGTTTCCCTGTACGGCGCTGAAGTGAAGCGCGTCCTCTACGGAGGAGATGGCAGAGGCCTCGGCGATCTCCAGGCAAGTGACTAACCACACGTAGAAGGGATCGTCCCCCTCCTCTGCGCGCTTCCGCCAGTGAGATGGCGTGGGGCGAACACCCTCCTGCCTAAAGGATGACGTGATCGAAGCTCCCATCGCTACGCGGACTGCCGCCCGTACAACTCGCTGAGAGGTAAGGGTGGAGGACGCGTCTCGGGGACGGCCACAGGGCGGTGTCGGTAGCTCCGGGAGGTGGCGGGGCTGGTCCTCTTCGTCTTCCATACCTCCCCCTAACAGAGAAACAAAACCAGGTCCAGCTTTTTTTGAGGAGACATGGAAGATAGTTCAGGGAGAACGAGGGTTTTGCTGGAAAGTTGAACGAAGCGTGTGGTTTTCTCGCAAGAAAAGAGGGTGCAACACTTTGTTGCAAACCAGCTTCTCCCTTGGTTTTGAGCTGTTTTTTTCCTCTTATACACTTTTGACCTTTCTAACTTAAGGATGAAGAACTAGTAATATTGAATATCTATATATATATATCCATAAACGAAATTTGTAGTTCTTCCTCTTAGGTTTTCCGGGGACCCCCTGGGGCTCCCTGGCCGCTGTCCCTCCTACTTTCCTCCATAAGCCAAGGGCGCTGGTCCCTTTCCTCAAAAAGCAGTGGTCCTTGAAGTTTGTTTTTCTACAAAAGATTCCCACTATTCGTAGATATTGTTACAGATCAGACCTCTTTTCTTCTAACTCCGTCCAGGAAAGGTGGATTTCTTTGATAGATAAGAGGGGTAATTTTTCTTATATTTTATTTTCTATTAGAAAACTTGACGAACAAACCCTTATTTTCGTCCGTCCAGAACGACTCACTTTTCTTCTATATAAGAGAGACGGAATCAGTATTTCTAATTGCGATTTTCCAGTCGGTTTTGATACAAAAAAAACAAAATCTAATACCACATTTCTCAAGGTTTCTTGCGTTATTTTTCATCTGAGTTATGTGACCTGTGTCCAGATTCCCTCCCCGACCGCCCCTTTCATTGGAGCAAATCGTGAGCCTTTTTGACCAGAAAATCGACCCCTCCGACCGTCTCTTGTCCCGTACCGCAGGCGACTGGTGCCACCCCCTATTAAACGAGGCGGTTCGAAATCCAGCAGATCTGGATACGATCCTCTCTGTGGGCTTCTACTCTCGCTGGCGCTCCCGCTCGGCCCACCCCTTCCGTTGGTGCAAGGTGGTATCGGAGAGATCTCACGCGGCCCTCCTGGTTCTGATCCTCCGGCCCCTGTACTTCATGGACCTGCCGGACAACCACGACGCGAAGGCGGGCCTGTTGGATCGGCTGGGCGAGGATAAGATAGAGCACCTGTACCGTATCACCGCACGGACGCCTCCGGCTGATCGCCACAAGCTCCTGGGCTTTATCAGCGTCGGCAGGATGTACGCGGCATTCGCTGCCCTCCGGAGCCAGGGGCGCTTTCCCGAGCTACCGAGGCGGGCCAAGTGGATCGCCACCGAAGAGGATCGCCTCCTGTCCATACAGCTTCACTCCGAGGGGTTGTACCTTCAGCCGATAGCCTCCCGGTTGGGCATCAGCCCCCGCACCCTTGCGCCTTGGATGGAGCGGTGGGGCTTGGACTACAGCGATGTCCGGGGGAGTAGGAACCAGCAGATCTTCTCCCGGAGGATAGCGGGGGACACATTGGAGATGTTGTCCGAAGACTTTGGCCTGAGCGTCGGCTACCTCTCTCTGCTGTGCCGAGACATCAAGCAGGAGGACGTACCCCTCCCTCTTCAGATCAAAGCGGCCCTGGCAAAGACAAACATTCCCTCCGGGAAACTTGACGAAGCCGTTCAAATGCTTATGTTCTTCTTGGGGAAGGACACTCCTCCCGAACAGGACAACCCCACGACCGGACAAGAAAATGATTAGATGCGACCCTTGGACGAAGGTGCTGCTGAACTCCCTCGACGTTTTAGAGGAGGAGTGGGAGGCCGTCACGAACCTGGTGCTTCTCTGCTCGCGGGACGGGCAGATGGACTCCCCGCAGATCATCCTCGCCCAGGCGAGGCAGGCGGGCGTAGCTCGCGAGATGGCATACATCCGAGGGGCCTTGAAGGACGCGGGCCTCCCTGGTTTGCGTTTGATCTCCATGCCAGAGCCTGTGGAGTAGCGGTGCCTCTGTACGAATACCAATGCAAGGGTTGCCAGGTCGCCTTTGAGATCTTATCAAAGGTGTCCGCCCCACCTCCCCCCTGCCCGGAGTGCGCTGGCGAGGTACGCAAGCTGGTCAGCGAAAGCTCCTTCTCCTTAAAGGGGGAGGGTTGGGCACAAGACGGTTACACGTACAGCCGGAAGGAGTAGCTATGTCCCGCCGAAAAGTGTCCGTGCAGATCTTACGAGAGAAAGCAGATCCCATCCTCTCCAACGACGTGGAGCTTTACGACTACCAGGGGGAGGCCTACATCGTAGCCGCCGAACAGGTCTTCACCCGGTCCCACCCACTGAACTCCAACACGCCCACGAACCTGGCACTTGATCTCTTGCGGGAGATGGCAGGGGAGTACGAGGGTGCTGCCGCAGGTGTCGGGGCCTTACAGGGGATCGGAGATGCCCTGTCTATGGGCCTGGACATGGTAGAGGCCCACGACGACATAGACATACCAAAAGATCTGACAGAAAGAATGCGTTCAGCCCTTGCCGAAATCCATTCGGAGCTTAACCTTATAAGAGCAATCACTACTACCACCTTGGAGTCCTGATGGGACAGAACTGCGATCTCTGCGGAAAGAAAGATGCAACCACCTTCCGCTACGCGGAGGATGGCGGGGCCTACTACGAGAGCAGCCCCGACGGCACAAGGATCGAGACAGACGGCGGACGGGTCTACGCCTGTGGAACCCGACACCTCCACGCTTATCTGAAGGAGCACCTGGCTGAACTTCGGACGGGGGCGGACGGATCTTGGAAACTATCTCCTCTGACCTCGTCGGAGCTTCAGGAAGTGGTTATCTGGGAGGATCATGAACAATGAAAAAAAGTGTGTTGATTCTCTCTGCTACTGGGCAGGAAACCCTGACCTTACAACTACGTCTGATCCGTGCCACTTTGGGTGGTGCACCAACACACCCGCCTCTGTCTCTCTTCGGGTCAGGGGGCGTCGAGCCCCGGAGATCATCCGGGCCTGCACGCGCTGCGCAAAAAAGGCCGAAGAGAAATACAGCAACGTGGAGATCCTGGGACGGACGGACGCCTTTGATCCGAGCCAAAAAAACATCCTCATGGACGCACCGAAAGAGGAGCAGATCGAAGCCATTCTCCTAGCCAGCATGAAAGGCTTCATGATCGAAGAGCTGTCCGAAAAGATATCCCTCGCCCCTCACAGAGTCCGCGCCCACGTCCGCGAACTGGAAAGGAAAGGCCTGCTGGTACGGCAGAAATCTGAGGGCACGTACATGGACACGGTCTGGCACTACCCCGATGATTTTGACGAACCCGAGTAGAGGTAACTATGGCAGAAGAGTATCCCCCCATGATCCCAATAGAGCCTCCTCCGAGGACGTTGTTAGATCGGTGTGACATTTGCGGAAGCAACGACATCACCTGTCGAAGGAAAGGGGCCGACCCCAAAACCAAAGCGTCGATCTTAGTAGACCTGTGTGAGGACTGCGGCGCGTTCAGTGTCCGGCTGGCTGAAAGGAAAATGTCAAAATGACAGAACGTATACTGACAGAGGTAATCAATGCCCTTATCATTGGGGGACTGCTGTCCCTTGTGGGATTCACCCGCACGTACAGCATGATCGCTGCCTGTGTCTACATGGCAATATCAGCGATCTTTTTGGCCTTCGAAGCCCCGGACGAAAAAGAATGAGCAACCTCGACACCTTCTTTCAGAACCAAGCATTGGCCTCCTTCCTGTACAGCTTGGACGAGGTTCATGTCCTCGCCTTCCTGCTGGGCTCGTGGACGTGTGGATCAGTTGCAACCCCGTTTATCCTCTTTTCAATCATCATCGGAAGATGGTTTTTTCTACTAAGATATGCCCAACTACTTGACGACTGAGTTCCCGTGATTAGATTTGAGCTACCAACAACTGGAGCATAGATGAGCACCCCATACAGAACGCTGATTAAAGGACGACTGGTACGCAACAACGGCGGTTTTCCTGTCCAATACCCAACGAAGAAAGACTTCCACGCAGCCTGCCAGACCATCGGGTCGGCGGTAGAGATCGAAGCCCTGCTCGGCGTCTTAGAGGACGACGTAGATGCCTTCGAGATCATCGCGGGACGCTTCCACGACAGAGTCCGCGTAGCAGCGCGGCTGACTGGTGTGGCCAAGAAGATGTTCGAAGATCTGGAGGAGCAAGGGAATCACGCCCAGGCACTCCGGCTCCAAGACTTCTTGGACGGCAAGGTCCCGGCGCACGTAGCGCCTCCTGTCCCCGAGGATCCCCCGGCTCCCAAGAAGAAGGCCGCCCCGAAGAAGAAGAAGGCCGCCCCCGAGCTACGCGCACTCTTCGTAGACCTGGAACAGCCTCCGAAGAAGAAGGCCGCCCCGAAGAAGAAGGCCGCCCCGAAGAAGAAGGCCGCTCCTAAGAAGAGGCGGGCACGGTCCAACAGCCTGAAGACACCCATTCGGATCTTCACTGACAAAAAGGGCCGGCTGGTCCACGACTTCTACCAGCCCGAAGAGCCGCGAACGTGCCCTAAGTGCGGGAAGACAGCCCTCCAGGAGCACGCGTTCGGTACTCGGACGTACCTCAGCGGGTCGTTAGAGGACGGATCACCCCGCTGTGTCCGGGTGACACAGTCGCAGTGCAACTCCTGCCGCAGCAAGGCCGCTGCCCGGTCCTTGGCGAAGGCGAGGGCGAGGGAGAAGGCCGCACAAAAGGAAACGAATGCCTGAGTTCAATCCGCTAGAAACCCCTCCCCGTTCATACGGGGAGGCTCTTCGAACGTACCTCACGATTCAAGCCCTGGACAAGCCTGTCCCTGGGCTGAATCGAAAGCAACGACGCATCCTTCAGAAGAGGATGCGCGGCATGCTTGGGCCGTACCAGCGTCTGCTGGCAGCACAGCAAGCGGCGAAGCCTCCGGAGTAGTATGACATCCCCTCTCAAAACAATCGAAGGCAAGGAGGTCTACTTCTCCGCGTCTTCGGCGAACGGCTTCCGTGCATGCCAACGCCGCTGGTGGTTCCGCAAGGTCCTGGGATTCCAGGAACCCCAAGGGGCTGCGCTGATCTTCGGCATCGGCGTACATGCCATCTTCGAGGAGTTCCTGAAGACGGGGGAGGTGCTTGCACCCGGAGTAGTCCGAGATGGTGTCGAGATCACCCGAGAGATGGTCCGTAGGGCCACGCCAGGGTTCGGCAAGCTACCCACGGGGTATCTGATTGAAGAGTGGCTAGACAGGCTTGTATTGGCCTCTGGTGACGAGGGCACCATGAGGGCAGTCGGAAAGATCGACATGCACAAGCCGGACAGGTTGTTGCCCACCGGGGAGACTCGACTCCACATCATTGACCACAAGACCTCGTCCGACCCTGAGAAGTGGGGGCACACCCCCGACACCTTGGCGACAGATCCCCAGGGACTCTTCTACGCGGCCTGCAAGAGGAGGGCCGGGGGGACGCAGGGAGATGTAGACTTCTCCCACCACATCGTCGCCAAGAGAGGGACCCCCCGAACCTATATGGTGGACGCCACGATGTCGTGGTCCACCATCGAACGCGCCTGGAAGAAGGCACAGGAAATCGCAAGCCAGATGCTCGTCGTCGGAAAGGGCGCACGATCTGTCGGAGAACAAGACTCCGTACCCTACAACCGAAAGTCCTGCTTCTCTTACGGGCAGCAGTGCCCCTTCGCAGCGCAATGCAACGCGCAGGGGAACAAAGGACTCTTCTCAGTTACAAGCGGCTTCGATGCCGCACGAAAAGATCACCACGAGGAACCTAAAATGTCCCTATTCGAAAAGATGAGAAAACGAACAGACCCTGGATCTAAAGAACCAGAAACCCGCGTGACCCCTGACCGGGTGTCCTTGGGTGTTGTCAGCAAAGGGCAGATCCAAGAAATCGCAGAGGCGATTGGCTCGGAGGAGGACATCACGCTGGGCACGATCCAGGACCACGCAACCAAGGGAGGACTGAACCCCTCCCATGTACCCAACCTGGTAGCCGCGTTCTTGCCGGACGAACTGCCGGAGGAGTCCGCCGGCTTGGCGGAGCAGGGGGAGGACACGCTCCTTTCTGGGCAATCGCCAGAGGAAATCATCCACCAGCTGGCCAACGAAGATCGCGTAGCGCAGCTGCTTGGCATCAAGTCCAAGGACGCCTGGTCGTCGATCCTTCCGTCTGCGGAGGAGGAAATCCTTCGCCTGGCGGTAGACTCCCCTCTGGCGGAGGACTGGCAACGGGCGATCATTCAAGCACAGCTGGATGCCATTGACGCCCCCATCCCTTGGAAGGCAGAGAAGAACGCCAGGATCGTCCAGTGCTGCGAGCACATCCTGTTGCTTCCTCCGACACCAGGGGCACTCAGCCTGGCAGATGTCCGGGCGGCAATAGAAGATGCGGCGATCTACAAGAAGCTCCGACCGGCAACCCTGGACCAGGTCTACACCTACTTGGGTTTGCACGTCTCCTTCCAGGACACACAAGAGGGTCTGGTCCGTGTCTCCCTGTGGGACACTGCCGAAGAGCCTCCCGCAGAGATGGCAGCGCCGGAAGCGGCACCCCCCGCACCGGCTCCCGTCATTCCTGTCGTCAACGACAGGGCCTTCTTCATGGAAGGACCCGAACCTGCGGGGGATTTGACGGTCCTGTGCGTCCAGGTCATCCCCATGGGAGTGGCCGTCCGGGATCTGTACGAGACAGGCCTGGTCCGCCAGGCAATCGAGACGGTGCAGGCACGCATCAACGGAGGGGTACACTGGCGGGTCTTCAATGACTACGGCGACACAGGTCCTCGGCGTGTGGTCCTTGAGACGGAGCGAAGGCTCCTCCAAGGAGAGACGCTACCCACTGGTTGGTGGTACATTGACAGGAGCGATCCGCTTCTGTCGGCAGATCTTTTAGCTGTTCTACGGTCCGCAGGGGCCATCGCAATTCGGGGAGTAATCTAATGCAAGCAGATGAAATTCTTAGGGCCTATGTCGCATCTCTCATCCTGGAAGGATGTATTGATCATGTAGAAATCAAAAGTGGAGCGGGCTTCGGCGTGTGCCTGGGCAGGGTCCTGGGGGAAGAGCTTATCTTCGTTCATCGACATGTCAGCAGCTTCGAGCTTGAGGACGAAGAGAACGTCCAAAAGGTGATCTTGTCCCAAATTGAATCCGCCATGGAGGAGTTGGACCAGGCAGTGATCCATCATGCGGGACACATGGGGATGCTGCCTTGGGGGGCAGGAAGTGCCGACACCGAACAAGTTCACTAATGTCGTCGCCCGGAAAATCCGGGAGCTTCACTTCTATGATGGGTGGGGGATAAGAGAGCTTGCCCGCCGATACAAGGCCCGTGAACTGACGATCAGACGCGTCCTCGAAGGGGAAACCTACGAGGGGGCGGGGGGTCCGTCGAACAGGTTCGGGGAGGCACCCAAGGAAGTGAAGCGCCCCAAGTCTCGCCACAAGAGAGAATCACGGCACGGATTAAACACTGCCCTGACGAAGTGCAAGAAGAGGTCCTGGTCGGAAGCAAAGATCGACCAGTTCAAGGCCCCCCGGTGGGTCGTGGATGCACACCTGGTGCCCACTTTCGACGGCAAACCCCACGACGAGTAGACCATGTTCCGCCCCTTCGAAGTCAATGAAATCGTAGCGATCTGGCGGGAGGGGCGGAGAGTGTCCACCGCAGAGGTGGCCTTCGTTCACGAAGGAGGGGTCGTGGAACTGATAGACGGGAGTTGCTGGTACACCAACGGCAGACCCATCTGCGGAGATCAAACCAGACGACTGACCCAACTCTCAGACAGAGATTTGGAGAACCTGGAGCGTAAGAAGCAAGCCGCAAGAGTGGCAGAGTTAATGCGGCACCTGATCTACGGGAACCGCCTTTTTCGCCTGACACCGGAGCGTCTGGTGGGTCTGGAGAGGACACTTGCTAACGCATGTGCGGAGGTCCTTCAGCGAAGTTACTCTACGCTCCCGGCTGCACACAAGCAAGCCACCCTGTCCCGTAGCCTCGCTACGCTTGAACGAAAATTGGAGTCGGCAGAAAAAGCTGCTGTCTCTGATATGGAGCAGCCCCTTGAAGGTGAATGACGTAAGAATCCCGGTATTTAGCAGTAGATATTCAGCGGCTTGGGGGAAGTGTGAGGACTTCTCGATCACGCCAGACATGGAGCGGGCTACCCTGACGCCTATCCAGGAGGCCCTGGAGGCCGAGTACGGCACAGACGCCCACGGGGCGAGCTACCACGTACTGGAAGAGGACGGCTGTTTTCGCCTGGCGAAGGACTGTATCCGGAACACGGATGTCCATGCGGCAGTCAAGGTCCAGGTCGCGATGATTGATCTGGACAGGAACCCCCACACCTTGTGGGACTCCGCAGAGAACGCCATCCAGACCGTCGCGACCCTGGCAGCCCTGTTCCCCGACGCTGTCATCTTCACGACCCGGCGCGGGGTTCGTATGGTCTACGCCTACGATCAACCCTTGGCCCCCATGGCATACGAGAGCGCGTGCAAGAGACTGGTCGCTGCCATAGACAAGGTGTTGCGATCAGCAGACATCAAGCTGGACGTGGACCAGACCACGACACAGTGGACCCGGATCTTCCGGATGCCCAAGGTGATCCGAGACGGTCGGGCGACATGGAAGGACTCCCAATTCATTTTGCACATCCCCGTAGACTGGAGCACGGTCCCGTCTCACCGGGAGAATATCGCGAGCGCAAAGGGCGAGCCTGCCGAGGAGTTCGAATATCGTGACCCCCCTTCGGTTCCGCAGGTACAACCTGTGTCCGAGGAGGAGTGGAAAAATGTGATCAATACTCTCGCCGAACCCCTGGCCCGCGCAGGACTGAACGGGCTCCTGGGGAAGCTGCGGGAGGGCCAGCCGTTCTTCTCTGCGGGCGAACGAAACGCGACGACATACCGGGTTCTTTCTCAGTTTTTGGAGGTATTCTACTCCATCGCAGGGCACGAGCCTGTGCCGGAGGAGGTCTACCGTCTGTTCCGGGACGCCACTGCGGCTACACGGGGACAGACACACGCCCACGAGGCCCTTTCAGAACTGTGGGGAATGATCTCCCGTATGGTAGATGCCCGCAGGTACGTTGAGCAGTCAATCGAGGTGCCCCTCCCGCGAAGGACGACCCTCACTCCCTGGGGGACCCTGCCCATTCTGGCGTACACAGGGGGCAGATCTCGCTACATCTGGAACCCGGCCCGCAACAACTACACGGACCCCATCAGCAGTGTGGCGGCACTGAAGGCCATGTTCTCCGACATCTGGGGGAGCACATACCAGCCCCCTGTCTCGATCAGCGAGGAGCTTTTGCTTCACATGTACGGGACGCACATCGACGAAGTGGTGCTTGATCTGGCATCGGAACGCCCTCACATCGAGGACAACACGGAGAGGGGGCGCGCACTCGTCCTTCCGGTGGGCCGACGGCTGCTGGTGAACCCGGAGTACGACCCGGACGTTGCCCAGTGGTTGAAGCTCCTCGGAGGGGACGATTCTGAAGGGCTCCTGGACTGGCTCCACTGGAGCCTCCAACTCAACGAACCCCTCTGCGCCCTGTACCTCTACGGACCCAAAGGTGCGGGCAAGGGAATGATCGCTCAGGCACTGTCTGCCTTCTGGTCGGGGATCTTCGTGAAGTTCGACGAAGCCGTCGGACACTTCAACGGGAGGCTGAGACAGAGCCCGATCATCTGGTTGGATGAGAACAGCAACGCGACCAACACGGGTGCGTTCCGTTCTTTGATCGGCAACTCGGCCCACACCGTGGAGCGCAAGTTCATGGACACCGAGACGCTGCGCGGCAACGTGCGTCTGATCATTACCGCGAACAACGAAGACGCTCTCTCCCTGGGCGACGTGCAAACGATCTTTGACGTAGAGGCCGTTACCCAGCGCGTCAGGTTCGTCCGGCTGGGAGAGGAGGCCTCCACGTTCCTCCGTGAGCGCGGTGGGCGGCAGTGGACAAACGACTGGGTCGTAGATTCGAGAGGGCAACCAGGGCGGGTCGGACGACACCTCATGTGGTTGGTCCAAAACCACGTACCTACTGCCCTGGGATCTCGCTTCCGGGTGGAGGGCAAACCCACGTCGTGGCACTACAAGGCCCTCTACTCCGGAGATGTTGGGGCCGTCCTCGCGTATCTGGCAGAGGAATTGGCGAAGGGCGGCCCAGCTGCCTCCGTCCGACATGTAGATGGGAGGGTCGTAGTCAACATCGTGCGGTTCCTCTCCAACGGCTACGTGACGGGAGCCCTGCGGTCAGAAGGCGTGGATCAAAAGGCCATGCGTAGGACGCTGGACTCCATCTGTCGGGATAGCGACACCATCCGAGAGGGGGACAGTGTGTGGAGCGTGGTCCCTCTGTCGATCATCTCAGACATGCCACAGACCGTGTACCGTAAAGAGAAGGCCTACTGGCGCGTCCAAGACATCCTCCGCCAAGAAACCGAAGAAACCCAGGTGGCCTAGTGTCCAAGAAAAGCGAGATGAAGAGGATCTGCGGCCTCCCCCGGAGACAGCCTTGGGAGGGCAGGGCGTTGCCTCCCAAGACGGCGGCGCTGGCAGACAGGCTCCTGCCGATCCAAAGAGAGCTGTTGGCCGACCTCGAAACGGCACCGGCACCCTGCGGGGTGCTGGGGGACGTGGGTGCGGGGTTCGGAAAGACCCTCCCCTCCTTCCTTGCACCCCACATCCTGGGGCTACTGGGACACCAGTCCTTGTTGATCGTACCTGCGGACCTGGTGAACAAGACACACAACGATCACGCAGAGTGGCTTGAGATCTTCCCCGAGTTGCAGGATACCTTTCCAGAGGTAATAAGTGCGTCGGTATTATCTCACCCAAAATACGCGGACGTGCTCTTTGATCGCAACCCTGCTCTACTTATATTGGATGAAGCACACACGTTCTCGGACCCTAAAAGTGCACGTACAAGGCGGTTAATCCGCTACATGCAACAGAACCCGAAGACCCGCGTGATGGCGTTATCCGGGACACTCACCCACAAGCAGCTGTACCGCCTGTCTCACCTGGCCGAGTTGGTCCTGCGGGAACACTCCTTCCTTCCCTTGGAGGAAGGCGCGCTGGATCAGTGGTCCATGGTGCTGGATTACGGTGTCACACCGGACAACCGTTCGATGGAAGAGCTTGATCTGCTTGTGGACTGGGCACGTCTGCCCCGACCAAAGCGCACTTCGATCTTCTCCAGGGACGCCCACAGCGGCACGATGATGGCGACATACCGTGCCGCCTATCGGGAGCGCAGATCCAGCACCCCTCTGGTGGTGTGTACGCCGGACGCGAGCGTTCGGGCAAGCCTCAACTTGAGGAAGTGGGAGTGTGACGTGCCGTCCTCCGTGCTCAAGGCCCTGGGCGATCTGAGCGAGAAGTGGGAGCTACCCGACGGGACCGAGTTGGTGGACACCCTGGAGATCTACCGGCACGCGGCCACCCTGTCCTGGGGGTTCTACTACAAGATCAACTACCACGGGGAGGGTGTGCGGGAGTGGTTGGACACCCGCAGAGCCTGGGGCAAGGCCGTCCGCACGCAGATCGAGTACATACAAGGGTACGCCAACCTGGACAGCCCTGCCCGAGTACAAGAAGCCGCCTCGAAGGGCAAGGCACACCCACGGGTCTGTGACGCCTGGAGAGCATGGGGTGCCATACGAGATCTCGTCCAGACAGAGCAGACCGTTGTCTGGGTGGATGAAGACAAAGAGCTGTTGCACCGCGCCATAGACTACGTGGTGGAAAAACAGAGGGCAATTCTGTGGTATAGATCGAAAGCCGTTGAAGACGCTATCGCAGAGCATGGCGCGATTCCCGTGTTTGGAGCGGGAACAAACGCCCCTGGCCCAGACACACCTCTCGTCGCCTGTTCTATTTTCGCCCATGGTACAGGAAAGAACTTGCAAGCGTGGTCGGACCAGTTAATAATGGAACATCCAAACGGTCACAGAGACTGGGAACAGCTGTTGGCCCGTACCCATAGGCACGGACAGACCAGCGACTCCGTATTAGTAGATGTTGCAACTCACACAGATGCAGCGAAAAGATCTCTCTTTCTGGGACTACAGGCTGCCAGATACGCAGAAGAAACAGGACCTCAAAGACAGAGACTTTGCTACGCAACTTGGCTTAATCCGCCCAAAAGGGCATAACAGAAGGGAAGAACTCAAATGGGTATCTTTAGTGCAGACGCAAGCGCAAACAGCCGTCATGGCAGTGCAACGCTAGAAAATACGTGGTGGGACCACGCGACCGACCATGGCGAGCATGTCGCCATGATTGTTTCGATGCCGTATAAGGAGACTAAGACGGGCAAGCAGATTGTTCCTGTGGAATCCGTCATTGTCCTGTCGGACATGAGCGACGGCAAAGCTCCTCCGACCCAAGGGTCAATCCGCACGTTCCTCCGCAACCTGACCGCAAGTGGTCAGCGCGGAAAGATCAACGGACAGGACTTCAAGTCCCTCGTCACGGCTGCCGCTGGCGTGCCTTTGGCAGAAGAGTTGGCGTTTGAGGCCATTCAGCGTTTGGCTGAACTGACCAACGAGGACGTGCCGTCCGGGCTGGGACAGAGCACCAAATCTGCTATCCTCATTGGACAGCGGGATGCTCTCATCGAGACTCTAATGGAGCAGTGGACTGAGGGCATGGGCCTGGAAGGCGCAGGACGCCTGTACAAGGTCAGCGTGTACCCAAAGGTCCGGGAGCGTGATGGAGCGGTCTTTACCAACTTCCGCTTCTTCCCCCTCCGAGAGGACGAAAGGGAGATGTTACGAGAGATCGCCGCCGCCGGACCCCAGGGCATTGCCTTGGGTAACAACACGGTGAACATCCCTGCGGATATCGCAGAGACAGCAGGCCTCCTCTAAAACTCCCCGCCCTGCCGGAGGAGGTCGCATTGCCCTCCCAATGCCCTCCTCCGGCTTTGCGTCACATAGGAGATGGTATGTACACCATCCCTGTCCCCAATATCGGACCAGGCACCACGGACTTGATCCAACACAAATGGGTGTTGGGCTTTGACCTGGAAACCTTCCCCCTGGCACAGGTGAGTGTACCCACAGAGCGTGGGAAGGCTCGCAGGTACACCACAAGGAAGATCACTCGTGTAGTGTGCTCCTCCTGGGCCGGAAGAGACGACATACCCCCTCCCCTGCGGGATCAGGCGCATGTCATAGTGGACGAAGGGCCGCGCTCCTGGCGCGCAGTGGCAGATCGCACCGCCACCGAGGCCATGGTCCGTTGGATGGCATCCGAGGATGTCCTGTTGGTTGGGCACAATATCGCGGCCTTCGACATCTCTCAGCTGCTGGGTTGGTTCCAGGACCCCGAGATCAGAAGCTCATTGTTCCGCCTTCTGGCAGAAGATCGCATATGCGACACGTACCTCCGGGAGAAGTTGCTGGCAATCGCCCACAACTACCACGACTACTGTCCCATCCTACGGTCTAAGAACGGGCTCTTCTCCCTGGCATCTTGCGTCAAACGACACTTCAGCGTCGATCTGTCGGAGAAGAAGAAAGGCCCCGACATCTGGCGGGTGAACTACCACAAGCTGGACGGTACACCCCTCTCTGAGTGGCCGGTAGAGGCTGCGGAGTACCCGATGGAGGATGCCGAGTGGGCTCTCCACCTGGCCCTGGCACAAGCCCCTCTGGGGGGTGCCACGTACACAGATCACATGGACCCCATCACCACCAACGCAGGGGGTGTTGTGGACGAGACGCGACAGTGCCGTGCGAGCCTGGCCCTGTACCTCATGAGCGCATGGGGCGTGATCTCCGACCCCATCACCGTGGAGGAGTGGTCAGAGGAGTTGGACGCTGAGATCGAAGAGGTGGTCCTTGGTGCCCGACGATTGGGCTTCGTGAGAGAGGACGGCACACAGAATAAGAAGATTCTGCGGACACTGGTCCAACAAGACTACGAGGACCGGGGGAAGATCGTCCCTATGACGGACCCCTCCGGGCGATACCCGGACGGGCAGATAAGCACTTCGGGAGAGACGCTAATCAGCTGCTCTACCCCGGAACTGCGCGCCTGGGGTGCCTCTAAGGCCCTGACAGAGCGGAACATGTACCTGACCCCCGCCCGTATCGGCACCTACGCCGTCGTTCCATACAACTACGACCCCATCAAAAACACAGGACGCACTTCCTCTTGGGGGGCTAACAATCAAAACCCTCCTAGAAAGGGCCGTTTCAGGGAATGTACGATACCTCGCGCAGGCAAGGTCTTCTGTTCGTCGGACTACTCTGCCGCCGAACTGTGCGCCCTGGCACAGATCCACCTGTGGGTCTTCGGGTCGTCTGATCTGGCGCTGACTATCAACAACGGGATCGACCCTCACTGCTACCTGGCGTCCTTCCTGGCGGGCGTTCCCTTTGACGAGTTCATGTCGTGGTACAACGACAAGGATCACCCCTTGTGGTACGCCTCGAAATACGTCTACCGGCAGTGCGCGAAGATCGGCAATTTTGGCGTCCCAGGTGGCCTGGGGGCCAAGACACTGGTCACCTACGCAAAAGGGATGGGCGTGGATCTGTATGAAATCGCCTTGAAGGTGGATGCCCTAAGCGACACCCCCGATCTGTCCTCTACGGATGACGACGCGGAGCGGTTGCAGATCGCCACGGTGTATGCCCGACAGGTGATCGCTGCGTGGAACTCCGCGATCTCTGAAGGGAGCCCCTACATGCGCCGAGTTGGCGATGCCGTAGAGTACGGAGGGGAGTTCACCTTCAACCAGTTTGTGTCCGGGCGCAACCGTGGCGGGTGTAATTACACGTCTGGCTGCAACACAGGGTTCCAGGGGCTGGTCGCAGACGGTGCGAAGGAGGCCATGTGGCGGGTTGCCGTCCTGTGCTATCTCCCCCCGAAGCAGAGCGCGGAATTGTTGTCGGGCGCTGCGTGGGTTCACCCAGAGAAGATCTCCGAGTGGGCCGAGGCACTATACGGGGTCCGTCCCGTGATGTTCATCCACGATGAGATCATTGCCGAGGGTCCGGAAGACGACGCCCACATCTGGGCGGAGGCCCTGTCCGCTGTCATGGTGGAGGGGATTAAGATCTACATTCCTGACGTGAACATCACCGCAGAGCCTGCGCTCATGCGGCGCTGGTACAAGGGTGCCGAGCCCGCCTTCGGAGAGGATGGCACGCTGGTGCCGTGGGAGCCCACTTGATCGTTGTGGCGGTAGATCCCGCAGCACGGTGCGCATACTATGCGATCTTCGAGAACGACACGCTCCAGTCTGTTGGGATCTCTAAGCCAAAACCCAGAGATAATCTGCCGTACTCGGCACACTGGGTGTTTGAGCGACCACGCAAGTACACCCGCTTCGCCGCAGCGCACAAAGACCTGGATCGCCTTCTGAAGATGAACGCCACCTTCCAGCGAAGGGTCCGGAAGGCCGGGGGGATCATCACAGAGGTGTACCCCCAGGATTGGAAGGGAAACGTGCCCAAAGAGATCCACCACAGGCGGATACAGTCGGTTCTATCTGCCGAAGAGGCCGCCCTTGTGGCTGGGCCAGGAGACAGTGAGTACGATCACAACCTCTACGATGCAGTGGCCCTAGGTCTGTGGCATCTGGGCAGGACGTTGAGGGGCGGGACCCGCTGATCTGAGATAGAAGCCTCCCCGGAGGTTTGGTATGCGTGACACGGAAGAGCTTGTAAAAATATTGGCTCATGTTATCTTGTTATCCCTGGCGATTTACGGCGTATCAGTTGCGTATGGGGCATGTCTGTACGGTCTGTACTTGCTTTCGGAGGCCCTTTGAGAGAACGAGTAGCGAGCGCACTGGGCTTGTCTAGCGGGAGAGAGTGGCTGGGCCTCTTTTTGGAGTTCGGTGAAGAGGTTCCTGCTGCGTTCGACAGATGGCGCTGGCTCCCGGAGGTTCGGTCGTATCTCTACACGCCCACGTACCTTCCTCCCGCGTGGCGCTACCGACAATACCTGCTGGCCTGGGAAGAGCCTCATGGGTGGGTCCTTACGATCCCAGACGATGGCGTCCGGGTCTGGTTTCCCATCTTCGACAAAGGAGACAGGCGAAATAGGCCGGATCAGTTTATCTTGGCGGCGATGATCGTCGTAGAGAAGTACGATAACGGCGGTTGGACGAAATTACTATCATGGCTAAGAGACGGAACAAAAGAAATGATCAGAAGGGTCCTGTAGTACCCGAACACCTCCTCCCTGTGCTCCACCTGGCTGTGGATGCCGCCCTGGAGGACGTGGAGTGGAAGATCCAGGACGCGATCTACGCCCTCGTGCGCCGATACGGGCTGACATTGCCCGAGGCCCAGGCGCTGCTGACGCAAGCGTCCATGTCGCAGTACTTTCGCATCTCGATCAAGTACGATGGGACGTATTGGATCCAATACGTCCGGATAAGTTCCGGGAGAGGGGTCACTCCCGAGCAGATCGGAGAGGTGTACCGTTCGCTGAAGGACCGTCCCGTCTGGCGCTCCGCCAGGTCTATCGCAGCTGAGATGCGGGTCCAGCCAATCCACATCGGAGAGGCGCTGAAGATCCTGCATGCCTTCGACCTGGTTGATAAAAAACTCGTATCACCGGGTGTACCCCTGTGGTTTGCTACTTTGGGAGCCGAACATGCCCGAATTTAATCTTTCCCGTAAGAACCTGTTGTCTGTAGGGGGCCTAGCTCTCTTTGGGTTCGTATGCTCCGCTACCACATATGGGTGCTCCCAAGAGATCGCCCGAAGGAACCAAGAGCGTGTGACGAACGAGTTCTTGGAGCAACGGGCGTCGGATCGCCTGACCATCACGACGGTCAGGAACGAAAGCCATGCCTTTGAGGAGGCGTTTCACCAGGCCCGTGCGGACAGCGCAGATCTGGCCGCTCTTCTGCAAGAGACACAGCGCAATGCCGCCAGGGATACACGAGTGATCGTCACCACGCACACAGAAGTGCCGGGGACCGTAGTGGAGATCGTCGGAAACACCCCTGCTGACCATCTGTTTGTCCTGGACAACGGGTTGGCCGTAGCCGAGGCCCAATACCAGCCTGCCGGACAGCAGTACACTGCCTTCGATCAGCTTTTTCGGGGCGCGCTGGTGATCGGAACCAAGACATCCGGGGCTACTCTGGAGATGTCCACCAGCTACGACCCCGATCACTGGGAGCAAATCCCCGTGGAGTTGGATGTCCAGGTCATCGACGACAAGCACCGCCCGATCTTCATGCCGCATGTGGCGATGGGCGTCATGGTGGTCGCCTCCTGGGCACCGGGAGGGCTTCCAACCCCGCAGCTGCTTGTCTCGATTACCAGCCCGCTGATCCACCCCACCGAGAACCTAGATTTTATAGCTCCCGCGCTGCGTTTCAATGACAAAACCCTGCGCCTGGGGCTGGATGTCGTGGGCTACAACGTGGGTAGCCACATGACACCTGTCTTCAGTGACCTATGGCTCTCTTTAGGGGCTGATTTCGACCCCCTAGCGGCGACCTGGGGTATCGGGCTGGGTGTGTCCAGCAAGTTCTAAGGAGGCTACTCAAATGCCTCGTAGTGCATCCCCAGCCAACCCCTCGAAGCAGAGATGGCGTAGCCCGCTATGGCGGGTCGGGAGCGATGCCCGTAGGCGTTCAGTTCGTGGTATCTGTCGGTGCCTGCGGCAGAGGGCTGCTGGAACAATAAGATCCCCGCCTCCTCCTCGTTCTTCAAGTGATGCAGGTTCCCTGTAAAGGCGAAGGCCTGCTTGTAGGCCAGACCCTTGTCCCTGGCCCAGGCAGCGGCGAGAGAGCCGAGATCTTTGCTCGATTTTATCCCGTGACCGTGGTGCTCGATGATCACGTAGTCGCCGAACATGTAGATCGAGTAGTTATGGATGTCGTTGTCGTCAAACGTCACGTCTTCCTCTGCCGCGAAGGCGTATCGCATGGCCTGGTAGATGAGAACGTCCGTGTAGGAGTCGTGGTTTCCTCTCACCAGGCAGCAGTGGACCCGGAAACCCGCAGCCAGGAGGGATTGGATCCCCTCTGCTGCGAGCTTCACTGCCATGATCGCGGCCCTCTCTGGTACTACGTCCATGTCCATGGTGTTCCGCAGGGAGGAGGTCCTGCCTTGGGTGTTGTCACAGTGGACCATGTCCCCTCCGAGGGGTTGGATGATCAAGGGCCTCTCACTAGGCGAGGGGTACGCATGTGCGAGCCGTTGGGCGCACACCAGGACACCGTCCAGATAGCGTTCCTTGGCGATCTCCACATTGTACTGGCCCCGGTCAGATGTCCATCCCTCGGAGTACATGCCGAGGTGGAGATCTGACGCATGTATGTGAATAGCCACCTCGTCCTCGCCCAGAAGAGGCAGCGGACGTGGTTCCGGGGTGGGGCCGTCCATCAGGTCGTGGACTGCCTCTAAGATCGGCTGAATGGAGCCCGTGAGGAGCTTTTGCCAGCGTGCCGCGTAGTCTTTAGTGCGTCGATGGTCAAATCCCTCTACGCGCTTCTGAAGGCGGTTTCTCTTGAGGGCCGTATAGTCGCTGAAAAGGTCGTCCTCAGAGCGCGCCTCTAGGTCTTCTGGTGTGAAGGGCTCGTGGTCTTTCGTTATCCCCAGGGCGATCTTGATTCTTTCGAACTCTCGCCGGGTGATCCCGTGCTGTATCGCAACCTGCTGCATGGAGAGGTTGCCACCATCTACGGTGTACGAGCGGACCATGGAACGGACGTTCTCTTGGTTCACTACGAGGGGACCGTTGCGTCCCTGCCAGTAGAAGTGGTACGTCAGGGCCGTTTCATCGAACTCGTATCGTGTAGAGTTCAGTACCTGATCTGCATCCGTCGTATCATTTGGAGCGAGACGCTTTTTTCGCCGCAATATTGCATGTAATCTTCGTGCCCGCCGTTCTCCGATCCCGACAGCTGTTTTTAGTTGTGCTATCGTCAGACCTTTCAGTTCTGAGTATCGCATTAGGGCAATCTGTTCCAGATCCATGAGGCTCCTTCGACTTGATGTCAGGGAAGCTGCGCATCATCGTTGAATCTACAGATTGAATTGCGAGTTCACAAAGCTCTTCTAGGGTAAGATTCAAGGCGCATCTCCCGCTGAAGGCAGCATATAGGCAATTCCGAGCAACTGCAAGGCCCCCATGGCAAGTCCCATAAGTAAGAATTGGACGGGTTTTGAGGATACGGCAGTTTCGAACCAGTGTATCCTACGCTCCCTGTCGGCCTTATCTTGTTCCACTTCTTGTTGGTATCTGCCCGCCCGGATCTCTTCCGCAGAAGCAAGTCGGTCCAGGACTGCAACAGATCTCGACACAACCTCTGCGTTGTTCCGGCACTCTAGTACCAGCAGATCCAACGACTTCTCTACGGCCTCCTGCCTGGCAAGGCTGGCCTGGTGAGCCGCTACAGACTCTCTCATATACACGAAGAAAGGGTGATCGAGATCTACTGTTTCGTCGGGCAACGTGGGCTCCTTAGAGATGCACTTATTGCGTGCGAGGAGCGCGGGTCACTCGTGCCGATCACAGGACTACGTGACGGTCACTTCGTGTTCCACGAGGTGACTGTAGCCGACACAGTTGGACGCGGCCTCCAGGTCTGTAGATCCCTGGTCCATCCACCTGACATCGCCACCTAACCAATTACGGGGACTGTAGTAGCTCTCTGGGCCAGTAAGCAGAGTGACCCCCTCGCTGTGGTAGAGCTTACAGGTGGAGGTCAGGTGTCGTCCGTAGATCTCCCGGTCTGTGACGGCAGCTTCCAGTGCCGCCATGTCGAGTGCCGCGTCTTCCCACACCAATGCAGTTCTCATAGGCATCAGATCGACTCCTGGATGGTGGGCACAACCCTGTATTGGATCTTACACTTGATCGTCTCTGCGCTGGATCCTTCGATAACAAACATTAAGATCCGGAGCGCCCCCGCCACGGTGCCGAGATCTTTGTTGGTCTGTACGTTGCCTTTGATTTCTTGTGGACCCCAGGTCGAACCGGATGGCTCGAAGAACCAAGCGGCCTCACCACCCAGCCACGGCTCGTACCTGCTGCTGGCGTCATCAAATTGAATTGCACGGCTGGTGACAAAAAGCTGCGCGTTGGCATCTGCCGTCGTTGGGCCTGTGAAGGCCCAGGTGGTGCCTGCGTAATACACCAGGTCCGGTCCACCAGTAGCATCGTAGTGGCACCCGTATGTAACCCAGTTGTTTGCGGGCGTTCCCGGTACGGTCCCTCCGAGCACGCCAAAGGCTAGGCCAATGTCGCTCCCAGCACTCGGCTGAACACCACCGGTTGCACCCCAGTCAACCCTAAAGATGAGGTCATGGGTGGTCAGGTCGACAGTGTTCCCATCAGAATCAACCGGCTCAAAAGCATACGCTGCCACGCTGCCTGCCGAAGTGCCTCCAATGGCAATCGTCGTCAGGGCATTGGAGTCCGTGCTGGTTGAGGTGATGATACTCCCCGCGTCGACTGCGTAGTCCGCAGCGGCAGGAGATAGGGTGATCCAGGTGGAGTAGTCGGTGGCACCGGCTGCCACTGGGTCCGGGATAGAAGGGAAGATCGAAGATGGGTTGAAGATAGGCAAGGGCTACTCCTCCTGGATTGCCGGGGCTACCACTAGAGTGTAGTGGGCACCTACCGAGGCACCGTTGTCTGCCCTTTCCGTAATGGCATCCTCTTCAACGTAGAGCCTTTCGTATCCAGCAACATTAAGGCGAGCCGTCGCGCCGTCCCCGTCCACAGCAAGCGGCCAGGTGGTTCCTGTAGGAGTACACCAGGGGATCTCCAGAGGAGCGCCGCCTTTGCGGTCTTTCAACTTAAGCCAGGGCTTAATTGAGAGAGTAGCAGCGTCGATGGTGACGCTGGTCCAGGCCCCGGTCCCGCCGGTTGCCGAGAAGTCCACGTAGAGGGCAGGGGCAACGACAGGGGTTCCCGTTGGATCTCCGTATGAGTGGACAATGATTGTGTCCTTGTCTCCGTCCCCATCCAGATCTATTGTGGTGGCCGTAGGATCTTCCGGGTCGACCTTGGCGGCGTTTATGGCGGCTGCGATCTCATCTACTGCCGCTGCTGCGGTAGTAGAGACGACCGTGTTGGAGTAGCCTGTACCAGACGGCATGGCCGTCGCGCTCAGTGTCAGCGTGTACGTCGTCGTGGGATCGAAATCTACGGTACTGATTTGAGCCAGGATAGTAATCCCCTCTGCCTTCAAAACAGGAGAGGCGTGTAGGTAGCAGGATACCGTGTTCTCCAGCGAAATACCCACGTTGGACGAACCTGCCTGGGGGCCGTTTTGGTTGTCGCCACGACTCTGCCCCCTGCGCAGATACCAGTTCGCATCCGGATTTCGCCCGATGGCGAGTTCGGTAGCTTGATTTACGCGAGTGAATTCACTGGCCATGATTAGATCCCATTATGTTGTTAGCGCCTTGCTAAAGTAGGTAGGCCCTCCGGCGAAGCGGGTGTAGTTAGGGGGACTTACGAGGCCCCCCGAGGAAAGGCCGCCAGTGGTATTAAAAGGAGTAACTACGACCGAAAGGGTCTTGGTGGAACCCACACCCATGTCAATACGTACTACGGCCTTACCAGTGCTATCCGTAAGCCCCCACTGTATGTCCTTCGGAGTGCCGCTTGTAATATCGCTTGTCCCGTGCGTTGTAACAGTACATGTCGCCAGCGCGTGTGTGTCCCCTGCGGGTACGCCTGTGCCGCCTAAATCAAAAAACTCTATCTTGAAGGATCTAGTTCCAGTGAGATTATTGCCGTCCCCATCGACCATCTGGACAGTAACGTCCATTAAGGAAGTGGTGGAAAAGGAAGAAACCGCAGTAGTGTGCGCGCGAAAAGGCTTCGCTGCAATAGACGTGGAACGCCATGGTGCTTTGTATCGGAGATCCTTATTGACGGGCGTTGGAACAAAACCCGTCACTCCTCCGGGTACATACAATTCTGCGATGCCGATTGCGTCTGCGGGTATAGCAGGAGATGGCGCAGGGAAGGCCGTCGTCGCGCCCTTTACAATTTCATATGCGCCGTTCCGGGCAATTACCAGATCGTAACGGTCTTGGGTTGGAGTGGGGTCATTCGCATCCGAGGCAAGGACTGTCTCGGCGTATGTATCCCGAAAGCCGCCTACCTCGATGACACCGCCTTTGACTGTAACCTGAAGGCTGGCAGGGGTGTTTTCTACGATGAAGCCCGAGGATGCTGCGATGTCTCCTGAAACAACCCACCCTGGGTTCTGTTCAGGGAACAGGGCCTTATTTGTAAGCTCGTTCAAGGCCCAGTTCATGAAGGCTGCGGGCAGAGGTTCAAAATCCGAAAACCCGCGCTCAATATACTGGTCTGTCGGCTTGGTGATGTCCGCGCTGACATCAGACGCCCAATCGTTGACAGTAGACATTCAGATCCTCTTCTATAGCACGCGGGCGGGGATGCCCGAACCTAGTGGGGCGGTGAACGGGGTCCGGGTCCTGCCCGAAAAACCCAGGTAGGACGACTGTGCTTCCAATAGCACGATGGCCTTTGTTGGGCTAATTCCGCGCATTAGGTCGCCTACTCTACGGGAGTAGTGACGAGGAAGATATGACACTCTAAAGGCCGTTAGTACAAGGCCTTTAGGTTTGAGGATCGGGGATAGCTCTACGGTAGAGGGGGCAGTAGCTGCTTGGTATGTCTGGATCAACGAGTCCCGGTTACCATCAAATCGACGCGCAATCGCGGTCGCGTTTATGAGGTTCCGGTAGTACCGATCATCTAGGCCCTCTCTGGCGACCCCGAACAACAACCCCCATTCGTCCAACTGGAGCCCAGAGGCCACGCTAAACTGCTCGCTGAAGTATGCGTCGTAAACGTCGTCTTCAAGCTGCTGTAGGGATTCTCCCATGGAAAGGAACAGCGCCTCAATGACAGGCTTGGTGCGGAACCAGAACGGAAGCAGATCCCGTATCTTCTGGGCGTGATCTGGTACGTGTTGTATCGGTAGCGTCATGCGAGCGTCACGACGACAGGAGTAGCTGTGGCGGAATCCAGAACAGCACGATCTGCCGCCCCAACGAAGCTGTCGCTGTCGCTATATGCACCAAAAGAGCCGCTACCGGCGGCAAACTCCGCGCTAATGGTCACAGCAGCCCGCCCAACGCCTGTTACGGCAGCGATTGCGCCCACCAGATCGTTCTGTCTGACAGGGTCGCCAGGAAAGCGTCCGTCGAAGTACGAAGACACCACTGCCTTAATGGGATCTGACACCTCTGCCAGGGTGTACGTCGACTCCAGGCTTTCTACCTCTACGTTGATCTTGTGGGCGAAATCCAACACGTACCAAAAACCGACAGTATCTGGGAGCCCGTCTGCGCCCGCGACCTCTCCGATCACCCCGTCCGTGCCGGAGAGGGAGGGGTAGCTGATCGCTGCGGAGGCGTCCTTCCTTGCGTAGATCACAGAAAGTGCCCTCTGCTGCGTCTCAGAGCTGATCGTATTGGGCCAAAGCCAAATTGCCATTCCGCAAGCAGGAACCGTCCGGGTAGATACGGTAATGTCAGTAACCTGATCGTTGAAGACGACGATGGCCTTCTGGACCCCGTCCAGGTTGGTCAGAGAGTCCCGCAAGGCCAAAGGAGAGCGGGACCCCGCACCAAAGGACCCTCGGAGTATTTTGGTGCGGATCTGCGCGTCTGTTTCGGGATCTGTCCCGAGGATGGCCGCAGCCTGGTTGGTTACATCGGACCAACCAGAAACGGAGTCAAACCTCTTGTCGAGAGTGTAGGCCGCTGCGGAGATCGCCCCTAGATCAACAGCCTGTGCGTTGACGGTGTTGGTGCCTGTGGCAGGGATTATAACGTCGTCGGTCGTTTCCCAGAGAGCCTTCCCGTCCTCACCCCCTCCCTGGACTCTGGTTCCTTTCGACAACAGAACATCGTTTGCGCTTGCCAAGGCGGACACCAGCAGCGTCACAGTGGATTGTGTGCCGTTGTCGGGAACAACGCCCGTCAGCGCAGCAAGCTCTCTCAGAAAAGATCCGCTGGCGTTGTTGATCGACCGAGAATCTTGCACACCCGAAACCGCCTCGTCGATCTCCGACAGGCTCAGGGCCACAAGGGTTGCCACCATGTTAACGAACTCGTGACGCTTCCAGCGCGGCGGAGCCTTCCCCAGATCTAAGCACATCTCGTCGAAGCTGGCCTTCAGACGCTCGTACCAATCGAAAGGGGTCCGGGGAATATAACCTTGGGTTGTAAGCGGCATGTTACCTACCTAACGTGATCTGGAGGAGGGGGCTTGTCGTTTTTGACGGCGTGTGTACATATATGTTGGACAGAGGAGATCGAACATGGCACGCAAGAACAAAAAAGGAAAGAAGAAGCTGGATTCTGCCGCTGCAATCAGAGGCATTGAACGTGAAGAGCACTTTGCAGAAGGTCGCCCGTTGAGCGGAAAGGGTGGTTGGAGAGCAGTGCGATCTGTCGCCAAGGACCGAAAGCGGGAGGCTGATCGGTCGGCCTGCCGAGGGCGGCACACCTCAGATTAGTCCTTGACGCGCCAGAAGAAGCGCGCAGCGCCATTCTGACCGACCTGCTCTCTCACGGACAAGGGGATCAAGATCTCCGCAGACGCCCGGAACCTCCGGAAGAGCCCCGCGCCGCTGATGGACAGTGTCTGGCCGGACTGCGTACCGGACAAGGAGAGGCCTGTGATTGCCGGGATAGAGTTTATTAGATCTTTCAACTCCCTCGCGACAGCGGGGACGTTGATCTTCTTCTGTTGAAGAAGCCCGAGCCAGTCCACCCCAAAGCTGGTGTCCAGGGGATACTCTCCTTTCTGTAGGTTAAGCAGATCTGTCGCATGCTGCTGGGCCAATTCGGGGGCGACGTTGTCGTCCACCAAACGGTCCTGCGGATCTAAATCAAAGCTGCTGCCGGTTCTAAGTACATCGGATGCCATGGGATCTCCTAACTGGCCTTGGTGTCGTCTGTGGTTTTGACGGCGGGATTTGAGGGGAAGGTTGCTGAGTAGGTGACGGAAACCGGGCTGCCGGTGCCGGTGTCGGCGGACTTCCCACTGTCAATGTAGGATTTTACCCCCGCAGCGAAGGTGTTCAGCTGCTCCTGGAGCCCATCGGATTCGCCTCCGTCCATCACCAATGTCTCCGCGCTTTTTGGGTCCGAACCCAAGACTACCTTTTCAGATATGATCGCGTAGTCTGAGTTGTTTATGTCCGCTGGGGCGTTTCCTAGCATTACCGGAAAGGCGACTGCGTCTTCCAGCGCGTGCATTCTATGATCTTGAGGCTCTATTGGGTCAGACTGGTCTGTATTAAGAAGCTCTTCCATGGAGAACATGGAGAAGCGGACCTCAACGAGATCTCCCTGCTCTAACCGCATGTAGACCTCCGCTTTTCCAGACCGCCCCGACGCAACAGGAACGGAGGGAAGGATGGGAAGCTCCCGGTAGATGATGCCCGAGTTGTCCGCCTTGACTACGGCGCGCTTAACCAGGGGCTGAACGTCCACCGTGTAGTCGTCGTTCACGACAGAGACTTTGCCGATCAAAGACGTGTGGACATACCGAAGCTCCTCTCGGACCACTTTACGGATGAATTGTAGTAAGGAACCTGAACCGGGCATTTTGACCTCTGCTGGGGGTGTTGTCTTTGAGGGGAGTCCTACGCGCCCTCATAATCATCTACCACGCCCGTGCCGGCAGACGTGTCATCGGCGTAAGGGTCCGACGTTGCGTAGGGGTCTTCCTCTTGTGAGACTCCGTACTCCTCGTCGGTGTACGGAGACTCCCCTGGTGCGCCTTCTTTAGCGTCCTGTAGCGCCTGTTGGGCCATGAGGCCGCGCATGTTGCTGAGGGGGACGGCTGTCGGAGCGGACTTGTTCGCCTCGCCAGACTTGGGTGTGTGTCCAATGAGATCTACATAGAAGTCGTTGGTCCAGGTAGACCCTTTGAATTGGACCTCTTTTGCGATCATCACGACAGTGACTTTTTCTCCTGCGTAGGGATCGAAGTACTTCACCTGAAAACGCCGGCCCACTCTCATGTCCGGCAACATCAGACCCCTGACGGTCAGTCCTTTCTCCGTCTCTACGGGCTGACCAATGAGCGTTCCGTTTTCGGAAGAGAGGACGGGGACACTCTCCGTCCCTTCCGGGATACCCACCCCGCTTTGGAGGAAATGAA